CGCCAGCTAATCACGTACTGCCTAGCTTTGGCTTCTTCTTCAGTATCAGCGGCAAGTTGACTTGTAGGTGGCTGCTCGCCTTCCACCATCTCGGCAGGAACGCCCGAGTAATAACTCGATACTCCACCTGGCATTAATAATACCTTTGGACCAAATCAGCATAGAAACGCTGACCATTGGCCTTGGCAATTTTACGCAATTTTGCTATGCTGTTCGCACCCCAACAAAGATAACGATACTTGTACATTTGTCTTAACCTATTGTAACACAAGATTATGTGGATTTGCTTATCTACCGCGTCTACCACATCCAACGCGGGTTACGAGTAGGTAGGGTCAGTTCCTATCTTCAAATAAATCACCTGCCTTTAGTAAGTATCCGCCTTGCTTTTAGATGGGCCGCTTTTTTTAACTCTCCAACCAAGCTGATGATCATCAAATTCTTTTTCTCGTGCGGGATTGTAAGGATTGCCTTGTCCAGTGAAGGTATGAGGGGTGCCCTCGCCGAGATTGCCATGCTTCCTCGGCTGCCCGCCCCAACCGTACCATTTGTTGATTGGGTTCTCTGCCTTTTTATTCTTAAATCCTTTATGCACAGTGGGTTGGCTATTGAAGAAATACTTATTATCATCCAGCGCATGGTTGTCTTTATCCCTCACAGCCTCTTTGAAGTTGGCATTCGCGCTTAGCTTATCACTAGCGTAATCCTGGAAGGTTGCGCCCTCGAATTCCCTGATGAGATTCCTGCACCCATTGCAAATCTTAAAGCTCGGATCATCCTGTTCCCAATGCTTACGGATAATCCCAAGCCACGCAGTCTCATCGGTGCTGCCGGGGATAAGCTTCAAAATCCCCTCTTTTATCAACAAGTTAGCCACACTCTCGGGTTCGCCGAAGGCGTTGTGCGTCCTCTTACCCCATAGCGATGGGTCAGCCGCGATGTACTTCAACCTCCCATAATAAGGGCAACTCTTCAACTCAAGGGCAAACTCTGGGATGCTTTTGCAGGGTTTATATAACTCCCATATCGCATAAAAGCAACCGTTTTCCCAGGTGTAGACATGAAAGCTGCTCGGATTCCTCGCGCCGTAATCAAATCCAGCCCAGACAGGCCCTTCTGCGTCAAAGTCCGAAACAACAATAAGTTCTCTTTTTTCAAGCATTTCTGGGAAAACCCTCTCCCCAAATTGCGCAGTGTAGCTGATTTCATACTCCCTCTCAAACTTGCTGGTGGTCATGCCTTGGCGAACAGTGTCGATCCACTTTTGGGAGCGCTTCGCGGGGTCGGCGGTGTAATGCAAGGTAGCCACCACAAAGCCATTCTTTGGGTTGCGTTTGATCTTCAGCCCCTCTTGCTCGTGGAGGATCTCAGGTTCCATTAAAGCTTCCTATAACGTTTACCACAATGTTCACAATACCAACTCCAGTTAGTGCTAAGATTACGATGTTTACACCAACGGCAGGTTTCACCATTAATGTAGGCTAAAAGGTAGAAAAAGAAAAGTGAGCCTATTGTAATGCCTACAACGCTTAAGATATGTAATACCAATGTCATGTCACACACCCCTCAGGCACTCCTGGTTTATCCGGCGTGCAAGGCAGAGCCCCAGTCAAACTCGCCCAATGGCCCTCGGGGATGCAAATCAGATTAAAACTCACCAAATCTGGAAAGACATTCTCGGGATTTTGGCGGTAATTCTCGGGATTATACAAACTAGTGATATGCCAATAAGCCTTGTAAGCGAGATTGTTATAAATATAATCCACCAACGCCGCCGATTTCTTCGGCTTATCATTCTCGACATACAAGATTGGCTGGTGCTTGATAATCGTCTGCCTCGCCCCTTCCAACACATCCTTCTCCATCCCCTCGACATCCACCTTGATCAGCGCAATCTTCTCCGCCGCCTGGATTGCCTCAACCTTATCAATCATCCTCAACTGCGTCTTCACCATTTCGATGTCTTTTGTTTGCTCCGCAGGCAATCCCTCGAAGCAATCTCTCCCCAGCGCACCGAAGTTATTGGGGATACTGTAATCCATCAGCGGAAGATGAATAATCCCATCCTCTCTCCCCACAGCCGCCTGATAACTGGTGGTATTCAAATACTCACTAAGATTCGCCCGGAGGAGCTTAAACAACGTCGGCTGGGGCTCGAAGCTGAAGACATGCTCATATTTCTTCGCCATCGCCACGCTGTGAGCGCCCATGTTCGCGCCAACATCCACCGCACACCCGCCCTTTTGAGCAGCAAACAGAAAAAACCCAGCTTCGCCAATGCTGAATTCTCCATAAACATCTAATGATCTGCCCACATAAACATCATTCGGAAGATACATCATTGGGCCGTAGATTGTATCGCCGAGGGTTATATTAACGTTTTTCATTTTTTCCTTATCTTCACCTCAACTTCTGCATCTCCGTAATGGCAGCATTCCTCAGGATCATCAATCGCCCCTTGGCAAATCTCGCATTTCCCGCTGCCCTCAAGATAATATCTCCTACAAACCGCACAGTAGTAAATCACCCACGCCGAGCCATGTCCATGTTTCACGGTACATTAGTCACCTCAAGATACTCCTGAAGGGGCTTTTCAGGATCTATAGTAAACCCCTGCGCCGCAAGTCGGCGGATTGTTTCGGTGAGATAGGTAGCGGTATTGTTTCCGTCGCTTGGGGGAGCCCAGAAGTAGATGAGTTGTCGCAGGCTTTGCCCTCTTGCGATATCCAAGGCGATCTGGTGTAAGAGTCCAGCAACCCCTGCTCCCACTGTTGGAGCTTGCCAAAAGCCACCTCCGACAACAGGATGTTGTAGCCAAGGAGCAGCCCGCAGATCTCCAGGATTATTATTTCGCTGAGGTAAAGCGCCGTTAACAAAAAATCCCTCAGCCGTCGCAATCGCATTAGCTATTGCCTCGATCAAGCCGGTTGTTGGCATCTTTAATCCTCCTCACAATCTCACTAGTCCTTATGCCGCTATCATGAATAAACAATGCTGGCACATCCGGGATGCGGCTATTATGCTCTCGATATTCCGCCCCAAGCACTCGAAGGTCGGGTTTGAGTATCTCCACCAACTTCACAAATTCCTCGTTGCTATTGATCTCCACCAGATAATCTATAGGCATATAACCAAGAGATGTTGCCCTCTCGATCCAGGAAAGGATTGGACGTCCAGGCTTGGAGGCAGCCACTTTCGCATCGCTGTCCAATGCACATACCAAGGTTTTAGCATGTCTTCGAGAATGGAAGATGGTCTTCATATGCCCACTGTGCAGCAAGTCGAAAGCGCCATTCAATAAGACGATTGGCCGCTTCAATTTCAGTTTCGCAAAGTCCTCCACCCTCACCCACGGCAGTTCTCCATGATAGTTCTCCTTCGCTAGGCGATAATTCTTAATGCGGGCGGGTTCTTTTGTCATAGGATGTTAACTGTTTCTTTATACCAATGAAAAGCAAATAGGTCTATATTTAAACAAAAATAACGATAATACCATCCCTGTAAACTCCAACTACAACCAAATAACCATCGGCTAAAAATGCAAGTAAATTCAAATGTCATAATTGATCCAACTCATCCTTGCACGCCATCCAGAACCAGCTTGGATTTGCCGAGCTAATCGCAGTGAATCTCCCGCCATTCTCGATTGAGGGTTTGATGGCCGCGAAGGTATCCCCCGCGTCTTTGAGAAAAGCGGCCTCATCGAGGAAGATCCCGGAAGGGTGATATTGCCGAATTTGATCGGCTCCCTGCGGAAATCCCAATATTTCACTATTCAATTCCTCGAAAACAATATGCCCAGCCTTCGCTACCCCTTGACCAGCTTGGACTTTAAACCTCTTCAGAAACTTCGGCTGGTGGCGATAGATATGCCATGCTCTCTTCACCAAATCAAACGTCTTGGTGGTATCCTCGCTCTGAAAAATATTCTGCCTACCTGTATGAAAAAACGTATCCCAAGCATACAACATCACAATCGTCCAGGTAGCCACCATGTCGCGGCTTTTCTCAACCAAAAAATATTGCTCATTCAACCAGCTATCTACAATCGGGGGAATGTAAACCCTCAGCGGGAATGGGCGGTTGGTGGGTAATTCTCGGAAATTCCTCCTCAACTCCGACTCCGCAGTAGCTACAATATTATGCGCCACTTTCAAGTGGATCTTCCTCTGCTTGGCTTGATATTCGTTATGATCCCCGCAGAGATTACATAAAAAATAAACATGTGGATCATGGGTATAAACATAAGGCAGCGCAGGATGCTTCTCAACATCCAACCAATACATTACATCATCCGCACAGCGTTGCCACTCGATCTTGCCAATCTCCTTCATTGCGGCCTCGCGGGAGGGCTTTGGCAGCTTCGCCAGTGATGCCATCATTTTGCTATCAAGGATGTAATTAGCTGCCAATTTGCTTACTCTCTTCTAAACGACAAACATCTCCGTCGTCATGCTGCATACTAGCCTCAACCACAATCGCCCTGCCGCCGATGGCAGTGAAGCGATGTGGCATGAATGGCTCCAATGTGTATGCCTGAAACGGCTGGAGATACAACTTCTTCACAATATCCCCAACCTCGCTGCTGCGGTGATAATGCGGCATTATCTCAAGCTTGATCTTCCCCTGCACCACGAGGAATGTCTCCTCCTTAGTGCGGTGAAAGTGCATGCTACTCTGATAACCAGGATTAATCTCCAGTACCTTCATGCAATATTTCTGGTCATTATGGAGCCATCTTTCTAAGCCCCAGAGTTTAGTTACTTTCTGTTCCACGATAATATCTCTCTTCCACTTCGACTAATGTTGGTGCGTAGGTATAAGGATGCTCCACAGCAATCGCCGCTGCTGCATTGGCAAAGTCGAGACACTCCTGCCAGAAGTATGGTGATTCTATATTATATTTCTCCACTAGATAGCGATAAACAAACGCCGCCATCACAGTATCTCCAGCACCATTCACACTGCGTACAAAACGGGCTTGAGCGGGTGATATATCACTCCAATGTCCTGGATAATCCTGATAGCAAAGTCCTTTATCACCACATTTACTTACCACAATACCTTTGAAGTTATGATATTGCTGGTGAAACTCACGGCGCTCTTTCTCATTTGGGAATATCGCCGTAGCCACCCCCGACCAACAGCTTGGATCTCTCTTAGTATCAACAAAAATCGGGCAGGCAAACTTCTTCACATACTCAAGCGTCCCTTTATCCACCCCACCCTTTCCATAATCCGCCACCACAATCGCATCAGGCACATAAGGAATATCATAACAATAAGGCGCAACACTATCCTTCTGATCCCACCGGGCAATCTGGTGATCCCCAACCATCAGGCGATTTTTAACCGGCCCAATATTAAATGCCTGCACCACCTCACATCCCAGCGTCTCAAGATTAGCCGCTACATTCCCCGCCCCGCCTGGGGATAACATTACGTCATTAATCCTCACCACCGGCCCAGGAAACTCCGGCGATAATCTATCAGCCGTCCCAAGCCAATATCTATCAGTCATTCCATCCCCAAAAACCGCTACCCTCAATTTACGCTGCACAAACGGCCTCCTTTTTATGTGGACAATAACCATACATTCCCTTAGCCATGTTGCAATTATGGCATAATATTCTAAAAATCGGAGGGAAATTCTCACGAATAATCCAACAATAAAAATTGGCCACTGTTTTTCGTTGTCTATTGCCCCCGCCCTGGATATGATCCAAAGCCAAAAATTCATAATTAGTCTCGCCACAGCATTCACACTTATTTAAGCCATTACTGTAATGATCAATGCAACGTTTACGTAATGCTTGTTGTCGTTGTTTTGAGTAAATCGAACGCGTATCTCGATGCTTATCGTTTGATCTTTTAACAATCTCAGCTTTTCGTTTGCGGCAAATGGTTTGGCCCTTACTAAACGCTAGCAGTGGCATAAAACCATTACAATGACTACAGAATTTTCCTATCATTCTACTCTAAGCTTTCTACGCACTGCCTCAATTCCTCGAACTTCCTCTTTAACCTCTCGAAGCTTTCCTTCTCCGGTTTGCCCCGCTTCACTAAGGTCGTTGTATTTCTTTTGATCGTTGCCCAATTGTTGTACTCCTCCGCAAACCGGTTCGCCCCCACCTGCACCATATCCTCGTAACTGGGAGGCGATGAGGTTGCCGGTATCACGAACATCACTAACAATAAAACCCATCTCACTGCTCACTGCTCCTTATTATATTATTTTAATTGCCCACTCCGTGGGCTGGCCCCGGCCCATGCAAAGGGGAGGCACCTTCGCTCACAGCAGCGTGCGGCTGAGAAGCCGCTGGTGGGAACCACTGTTTGGGCCGGGATAATCTTATTGCCCCTTCAGCACTCCAATGTAAAATCTGCTTTGCTGGCCGGTCAGCCCACTATCATGCTTATGCGCCTGCGCGAAGGCATTAATACTCATGCCCGCTTTCTCGGCTTTCTCAGTTAACGCTCCCGGTCGTTTGATTGCCTTTTGAATAAACTTTTTCTTTTTTGCCATATCTACCTCAAAACTTTAATCTTCCTTACCATTGCTTTCGGCACATGATGAACGCGTCGGAAGTCGTCAACTCTAGAGCCAAAACCATATTCCTGTGCAATCGTAGTGCCATATTTATTATGCCTAATAACTTTTCCAACAGTGTGGCCAATGTATGGGGATTCACTATTGATACTATCTACTGTATAGTAATTCTGTGAATCAGCCCAAGCATCTTCCCACGTGATATCAACAATATCTCCAAGTTTAACTTCTTTTTTATTTTTCAATTATGCCTCCCATAATTTGGTGTA